TCATCTTCAGCGTGTAGCTCTTGCCCGCTGGTGGGGTCTTGGGCGTCATGCCGAAGTGGACAGGGGTCAGCAGCCGGCCGGAGTAGGTGATCGTCATCTCCTCGATGGTCTCGCCTCTGACCTGTATGCTGCCGGCCATCTTCTTCGGCTTGGCTCCCTTGCCGCTGGAGGGCGTGATCTCTGACTTCTTGATGTTGTAGACCTGCGTCACCTCCTGAGCGATCCAGCCCGGGGCGCGGCTCTTGACGTCTCTGACCGTGGCCTTCACGGCCTTGCGGCCCTTCTCGTCGATCTCTTGGACTTGGTCGAGGAGCTTCTGAAGGTTCTCGACGCGCATGGTTATGGATCCCTTTGCCACTGGCTCACCTCCTTCAGGGCATAGAAAAGCCGCCGGGCGTGTGTACGCTCGACGGCTCGGTTGCCTTGTGGCTTCTCTTTGGTTGTTGGCTGGCTGGCCTTTGGACGTTGGCCGCGTGTGCAGCTTTCGTCCGTCGGTCTTTCGTATGATACAGAATAGCACGGGGTCGGTGTGACTTTCAATGTCATTCGCTCCGTTTTAGTGTCATTTGCTGTCATTCACTTCGGCCTCGATCTCGGCGAGGCTCAGGAGGGCTCGGCCGTGGACTCGGTACATCCTCCTTTGGTAGGCGTCCGCTTTGTCCGCAAAGTCGGGGCGGTTGCCATACAGCGCGAAGGTGACGTCCGGCCACTCGGCCCGGTCGAGATACTTGAGCTGGATGGTCAGGCGCTCGTCGGGGTCGTCCATGAGCTCGGTCATGGCTTCGATGGCCCGGCGCTCGGCTTTCTCCTCGGCCTCCTTCTGCCGGATTTTTGCCTCGAGCTCCATCTTCTTCTCGACGGCAGCGGCGACGGGGTTGGAGACGCCGCCCTGCGGCCGTGGCATACCAGACAGATCAGGCCCGGACGGGCTGCCGATCGTGGCCTCCATGCGGTCGAGGCGCTCGCGCTGGTTGTCGATGTCCCTGAGCAGGGCCGTGTACCTGTGCAGCCGTTCCTTGATCCTTTTGGTTTTGGGTTGGTCGTTCATTTCTTCAGGGCGTCACTCCTGCTCACCTCCTTCGTCGTCGGGCTCGAAGATCTCGGCGATGGCCTCCCGCGGGAGCTCCTTGCCTTGACGGACGCAGCGGACGTTATTCTTGCCTGTGATGCTGATGTATCGCTTCACGATCACGTCGGTGTATGCCGGCGTCAGCTCCATCAGGTACGAGGGCTGCCCGTGTGCCTCGCAGGCGGCCATTGTTGTGCCGGATCCTCCGAAGGGGTCATAGACGCCCTTGGCGAATTCCGTGTTGTCGACGAGCTTCTCCAGCAGCTCGACGGGTTTCTGTGTGGGGTGCAGCTCATTCCCGGAGCGGGAGATGCTCAGCACGTTGCCGTAGCCCTTGTGGCCGTCGAAGTGCGTCGCGGCCCGGGCGCCGAACAGTATGAGCTCATGCTGCGATCGCCAGCCGACGCCCATGCCCGGCGTGCCCTTGTCCCATACGATCTCAGACTTGACGCCGAAGCCGGCAGCCTCCACCAGATCGAACAGATACACCCACATTCGCCAGTCGGTGAAGATGTAGGCGTAGAGGCACGGGATGTCGGTCAGGGCGCCGCGGATCAGGTTTTGGTAGCCTCGTGTGCTGAGGATGTCGTTGGCGATCTTCGGGGCCTTTCCGTCTTTGTGTGTCGTGCCGATGCTGCCGGTCGACTTCTGTGACTCCTTGCTGCCGCCTGAGCAGTAGGGCGGGTCGGTCAGCAGGATCTCCGGCGTCGCTCCATCCAGCAGCAGGGCGCGATCCTCCGGCCGGGTGCAGTCTCCGCAGAGGACGCGGTGCTTGCCGAGGATCCAGAGGTCGCCGTACTGCGTGACAGGCTTGGCCGGCGGCGGGATCTCGGCGTCGGGGTCGCCCTTGAGCTCCTGATCGTGGACGGCTTCAGAGAGGGCCGTGACAATGTTGCCGTATTCCTCCTCAGTATAGCCGGAGAGCATGAACGGGATCTCGCCCGTGTCTATGTCCGCAAATACCTCGGCGAGCATTTTGTTGTCAATGGTGGCGAGCTCTGCGATGCGGTTGTCTGCGGTCAGGTCGGCCATCTCCTCGGCCTCGCTGGCGTAGTTTTGGTAGTCGACCGGGGCCTCCTTCAGGTCGTCGAGCTCGGCGGCCATGAGGCGGCCGTGGCCCTTTACGATGTAGCCGCTGCGGGTGCTGACGGTGATCGGCCCGCGCCAGCCTGTCGCCCGGATGACCGAGGCGAGGAGCTTGATCTGCTCCGGCGGGTGCTGGTTCGGGTTCTTCGGGTTCGGCTTGAGGTCTTTGATCGGCACGATGGCGTCATGGGCGCAGAACACGGGGACGCCGCCGGCGTATGCCTTCGGCTCCGCTGTGGTGATGTACTCGGCCAGCTCCGGCCCGTCCTGCGGTTGTGGTTTATCCTTTGCCATGTTTGCCTCCTTTCAGCCTTCCGCTCCCTCCGCAGAGGTCGCAGGCGACTCGTGTGTCCTCGACGCGGACGGTCGGCCCGTTGATGTACCTCGCCATCTGCATCGCTTTTACTTTTCCAGATCCGAGGCATTTGGGGCAGACGTCTCCGGCCATGATGCCGGTGTTTATGATAATCTCATTCACGAGCTCGGCCTCCTCTCTTGAATTGCCCGGCCCGCGGGCAGGTGGCCCAGTGCGGCCGGTATCCGGCGTCTGTGGCCTCGGCTCCGGGCACGATCTCGCAGCTTACGACCTCGCCCCGGGTGGTGACGATCTTGTCCTTCCCGCCGGGCGCTGCCTTGTAGTAGACCGGCGCCGGATCGCACGGCATGGCCTTCCCGGCCGGCGTCTTGATCCAGACGATCGGAGCGCCGCAGCCCCGGCAGGTTGCTTTGTTCATTGGCTGCGCCCCCTTTCTGCCTCGCGGATCATTCCGTTTTTGATGTATCTGGTGTGTAGCCTTCCGGCCAGCCTTTCCAGCTTCGCCTCCTCGACCTCCTCGGTGGAGCGGTGGAAGATGATGCGGAGCTGGTCGAGCATGATCTGGACGTCGGCCATCTCCTCGACCACGTTGCCGATCGCCGCGGTCACTTCGCAGCCAGCCTGTGCCCGTTTGATTTTGCATAGGGCCTTGGTCAGCTCGGCCATCTCCTCGATCGCCATGTCGATTTGTGCCGGCTCTCCATAGGTGCGGATCGCTCTGGTTAGGAGGGCGGTGCGTTCTTCTTTCTCCATCAGCGTCTCCTCCTCTCCAGCGCTCTGAGCGTCTCCTTTGTCAGCACAACGATCAGCACGATCACGATGGCGGCCAGTACGATCCCGACGGGGATCCAGATCGGGGCCAGCACCCACACCCACGGCCAGTCGATCAGGTGCGTGACCTTCAGTACGATAAAAGCGACGGCCAGCAGCGTCCAGAAGATGCCGCCGGAGCTGCCGCTGCTCTTGTTGTTGTCGTTCATGGTTTCCTCCTTTCAGTGTTTGCCGCCGGCAGCGACGCCGGCCTTCAGGGCGCAGGTGGTGCACGCTGCGCGGAGCTCGGGCTCGGCTGCCATCGCCTGACGGGCGAGGTCATTCTCCCAGCACTCAGCTCCGCAGATCGGGCAGGTGACGAGCTTCCAGTCGTCGCGCTGCGGGTCGGGGATGTTGGCCTTCAGAGGCATGGTGAGGATCCCGCCGTCGCCGACCTCGTGCGGGGTGACTGTCACCTCCACAGGCTCGTCGGGGATCTTGGCGTCGAGGATCTCGTTGTACTTCTGGAAGATGGCCTCCTCGGCTGCCTTCCACTCGGGGCCGTGCTCGACGGCTTCGCCGGCTGCGACGTGGGCGAGCTCGTGGGCCAGCAGCTCAGGCCCGGCGCTGATCGGCACCTCAGCCGAGATGCAGACGATCGGCGTGCTGCCGTCGTCCGGGAATATGGTCAGGCCGCAGGCCGGTTTCCCTTCTTCGTCCTCGAGCCCCGGGACGTACTGCGCATAGTATTCGAGGCGCGGGTACAGCTCCCTGAAGGCGAGAGCGACGATCGCGGTCGGGTCGTTCATGAAGGGCGATGCCATCGGGCCGATCGCCTCGTAGCGCTTCAGGGCTGCATAGGTCTGACGCAGCAGCGCCCTGACTTCGTCCTTCTTGATGCCGTTGATTGTGGGCCCGTTCAGGAGCAGGTCGAGCATTTTGTCGCTCCAGTGTTCCATCGGGGCCGTCTCGCTCGTGTATCGGGCAGCGCCTTCGACCACGTCGACGCCCTCCCGGGTCAGTGTTGTGTATTCTTTCATGCGTTTCTCCCTTCTGCGGCTTTTTCCGCGTCCTTGAGCCGTTTCACGATTTCGGCGGGCTCGAGGCCGATGTCCTCATAGGGGCCGAGGCGCTGCACGAGGTCGTCCTTCTTGGCCGGGCTCCAGTACCCGGTCTTGATGCCGTTGCAGCGCTGCGCGGTCAGTCTTTCCATGTGTGGCTCCTTTCTCAGATGGCCGAGCGGGTGCTGCCCGCCCGGCCTTGCTGGTTTACTTCATGACGACGACCTTGCCGGCCTCGATCAGATCCTTCAGGTTTTTCTCGAAGTAGCCGGCGATGTTGCGCTTGGCCTCCAGTTTCCAGACGCCGCCGTCAGCCTCGAAGAAGCCGATCCCCTCGTTGGGGTCGACGCGCAGCAGGAACTCGCTCTCGGGCTGAGGCACCTCGAGGAAGGTGCGGAACGGCTGGAGCTGGATGCGGGGCTTGACCTCGACGAGAGCGTTGAGGGCGACGCCCTGACGGGCCTCCACGGTCTGCGTGACGCCGTTGTCCTTGGTGGAGACGCTGTTCTCGTCGGTCATCCGGCTCAGCAGGTCGAGCAGGTAGGCCGTGCCCTCGTTGGGGATGAACAGGCTGCGCAGTTCGATCAGCGCGACCTCGCGGCTGCGAAAACCTGTGCGCAGGCCCGGTACGTCAGCCTCGGCGCGGTAGAGGATATTGCGGGAGAAGTCCGGCAGGTAGGTGGTCATGACCTCGACGCTCTTGTAGCTCTTAGCCTGCACCATGACGACGGTGTTGATCTTGGCGAGCTCGGTGCGGATCAGCTTGCAGATGCCATCGAGGCCGCTGACGCCGATGCAGTCGGGCCGGTCGACGTGGGGCGGGATCCGGGTGAGGGGTGCGTCGGCGTAGGTCTGGCCGGCGATCTCGAAGGTTTTGGTCTCCTTCAGGGCGACGATTTTGTCGATCATTTTTGCGAGCATTGTGTTGTCCTCCTTTTCTTAGTTGGCAGTTTGTACGAGCTTCAGGATCTTGGGGGCCTCCTGCTGAGTGCCATCCATGTTCATTTGGCCGGGGATCTGCGGCACCATTTCGGCCACGACCATTTCGCCGTTGCCGTCGCTGGTGATGCAGAGGGCCGTTGCGACCGGGTTGGTGGGCGCGAGCGTCGCCTTGGCCTGCACGGCCACGGAGATCGTCTGGCGCTCGTCGTCAGGCGTCAGCTCGATGGTGAGGGTGATCTTCCTCTTGGCTGTTGCCTTGGTGTTGAGGTCGAGGATGTTGTCGACGACTCGGCCCATCTCGTAGTCGACGCGCTCCTGAAACGCGCCGCGGGCCATTTGCAGGATGCTCGACCTGTCGATGTTCTTGTTCATGTGGTTTTACCTCCTTTGTGCTGCTGCATATAGTAAAAAATAAACTGCTGGACGATGCCGGCGTGGCCGTCGTAGTGCTCGACCGGGAACTTGCCGCCGTAGTGCTCGTCGATGACCTGCCGGATCCATGTGTCGACCGGGAAGGCTTCGACGCGGTGCAGCCCGAACAGGAGCACGCAGTCGGCGACCTTATTGCCGACGCCGTGGATGCTTTTCAGGTAGGTGCGGGCCTGCTCGGTCTCCATGCCGGTCAGCTCATGCAGGTCGATCCGGCCGTCGGTGACGTTCTGAGCGAGCTGCTCGACGTATTTGTCGCGGTAGCCGAGGCCGAGGCCGCTCAGGTCTTGACCGGCCAGCCGATCCCATGTCGGGAAGGTGTAGAACTCGTGACCAGCGAGCTGCCGGTGATCTCCGAACTGCTTGCAAAGGGCCGCGACCAGTTTCTTGATCCGCGGGATGTTGTTGTTCTGGCTGATGACGAAGCTGACCAGCGTCTCCCATAGATCCTGTGTGAGGATCTGGACGCCGGCGGCCTCCAGCACGGCCTCTCGGAGGAATAGGTCAGGGGATCCGTCTGCCAGTGTGGCCTCCCGGGCCTCGCGGACGATGCTGCCGTAGCGCTCGCCGTAGTTGAGGTAGTCCTGCCAGAGCGGCAGCGTGCCCTCCTCTATGAGCAGATGCAGGTCGTCGTCGGGTTCCTTCTGCTCCATGATGGCGCAGGTCTGGCCGGAGGGGATCAGGTACTTGCCGGGGCCGAGCTCCTTCCAGCGGAAACACTGACCGCTCTCGGCGATCTTCTTCAGGTCGAAGTAGTCGACGGCGAGGGTGATGCTTTCGACGTTCATGCGATGGCTCCTTTCTCTGGTTAGGCCCCGGGCCCGAGGAGCGTCATCTGCTCCGGCTCTGTGGCGGGATTGTCTGCCGGCTTTGCTGCCGATTGATCTAAATATGCTGCCGCCAGCGTTCGGGCCCACACGGCCTCGGTGGCGTCCGACCGGGTGGCCTTCCTGCGGCCGACCGTCTCGAGGACGCCGATGTCCTTCAGCTCGGTGAGCCTCGGGGCGACGTAGTTGCGGTTGAAATATGGGATCTTCCCGGCGGCTACCAGCTCCTCGGTGATCTCGCTGGCCGTCATCTGACGGTCGCCGAGTGTCTCGAGGATCAGGCGGCTGCGCTTCTTGACCTTCGGCAGGATGGCGTCATAGCTCTCGCGCCGGGTCTCTTTGGG